ACACAGTTGAAGGTACAGGTTGTATTGCAAGAGATTCTATACAAAGTACAGGAACGGACTTGCTTTTTCTTTCCAGTCGTGGTATAATGTCTTTAGGGAGGATCATTCAAGAAAAGTCTTTACCTCTTCGTGATGTAAGCATGAATGTTCGTAATGACTTACTGGCTGCTGTAGAAGAAGAAGCACACGCTAATGGTCATAGAGAAAAGATTAAGTCTATCTACAGCCCTATCCACGCTTTCTACTTGCTGACACTGCCGTCAAGTAATCTTGTGTATTGCTTTGATGTACGTCAGCCTTTAGAGAATGGATCGTTTCGTGTTACTACTTGGTCAGCGTTAGAGCCTGCTGCTTTTACTATGTTTGCTGATGACTCTTTGTACATGGGACATAGTGAAGGCATCATACGCTACGGTAGCTATCTTGATAATACCACAAAGTATCAGCTACGTTACTTTAGTAACCCTAACGACTTCCAGAGTCCAGCTAACTTGAAGTTCTTGAAGAAGTTTAACTTGACTATTATTGGAGGTCAAAGCACAGAGACTGTCTTAAACTGGGGTTATGATTACACAGAAAGCTACACAAAGCAAGCATTTATTTTTGGCAGCGGTGTACCTGCTGAGTACGGTATAGCAGAGTATAACACTACTGGCGAATACACAGGATCTGTTGTGGTTAACACACCTAAAGTAAACGCTTCAGGAAACGGTAATGTGCTGACAATAGGCATTGAAGCTCAAATTAACAACTCACCTTTTTCAATACAGAAAATTGACATACACGCTCTAGTAGGGAGAATGCTCTAATGTCCGATTATACGAAAACCACTAACTTCGCAACCAAGGACTCTTTAGCTTCTGGCAACCCTGCTAAGATTGTGAAGGGTACTGAAATTAACACTGAGTTTAACAACATACAGACCGCTGTTAACTCTAAAGCTAACTCAGCTAGTCCTACAATAACAGGTACTATTACAGCTACCACTATTAACGTAACTGGCACACTGACTGCTGACACAATTACTGGAGGATCATACTAATGCCTGGTTTATTCGACATCCCATTTTTTGCAGGACAGGGAGACAACGTCTCAAACGCCTTTGGAGCTGCTGGTGCTTATTACTTAGGTAACGAAGCTTCTAATGTTGCTAGAGAAGGTGGCGATGTAGCGAGAAACTTAGCAAATGAAGCAGCTACTGCTTCAAGAGCAGAGTCAGCTTTTCAGCCATACACTGTAACAAGCAACTTGGCTAACATAGGTACAACTGCTGAAGGTGGTTACAACCTCAACCTTTCTCCTCAACAGCAGCAGCTCCAGAACCAGCTTCTAGGGCAATCTCAGCAGTTGTTTGGACAGGTGGGTCAAGACCCTGCAGCTCGCGCACAAGGCATCTACGAGCAGATTAGGGCTACTCAGCAGCCTGGTGAAGAGAGAGACCGCTTAAAGATGCAAGAGAACTTGTTTGCAGGTGGTCGTGGTGGTATACAGACTGCACAGTATGGTGGTTCTCCAGAGCAGTTTGCTTATGAGCAGGCTAGAGCAGAGTCACAGAACACTGCTGCATTAGGCGCACGAGATCGTGTACTAGCAGAGGAAGCCCAAGCGCTCTCTTCAGCTACAGGTTTAATGAACGCTGGTTACAACCCACAACAGCAAGCTCTAGCACTTCTGGAAGGTAGTCAAATACCTGCTGGTTACGTTTCTGCTGGTCAACGCACAGGCGCTGATCTTTCTAGTCAGCTTCGTGGTAGAGGTATTGAGTCTTACGTACAAGGACAGGACTTAGGTAACAGAATTGATCTGCAGACTCAAGACGCTATCTTAGGTCTATTGACGGGTCAGCAGATGTCTCCGCTGCAGCAAGCGGAGATAGCTGAGATCTATGCAGGTATGGGTCAAGAAGCGCCAGGTGGCGGTGGTCTTATTGGTAGAGGTTTTGATTGGTTATTTGGAGGTGGACAATAATGGCTAACATAGATTACGCAGGTTTATTGACAGGCATAAGCAGTCAGAACCAACGACCAAGTCCGTTTACATCTCCTTCAAGAGATCAACAGCTTCTAGGCTTTGCAGCTAAACAGAACGAAGCTTTGACTGGTCGTCTTGGTGGCATGTTTGGACAACAGCAGCAAGACCCTGTTGAGCTTGCTAAGACAAAGCTAGTGGGACTAGACCCTACAAACCCAGCAGATCAAGCACAGTTTATACAGCTGTTGAACATTGTTGATCCTGCGAAGGCTGCTCAGTTTAAACAGCAGTTGGATGCTAAAGCTACTTCGTTGACTAAGAGTACAAGTGATGCTACTACAATGGCTGACGCATTGCCGGCACAATACGCATCGTTAGCAAAAGCTGTTCGTAATAAAGTACCTGGCGCTCTTCAAAGAGCAGTTGAAATACTAGGAGCTGCTCCAACAAAACCAGAAGAAGACCCCGCTTTAGTTAAAGAGTATAGGTTTGCGAAAACACCTAAAGGAGGAAGTTTTGAAGGCACGTTACAAGACTGGGCAGAGCTTAAAAAAGCTAGAGGAACAGTTATAAAAAATACTCTAACTCCTGCAGAAAAAATGACAGAGAATAATTTAGAGCGTCAAGCAAAATATGTTGATATAACTGCACCTGTAGCTGCAACGGCTGTCACGGATAAGCAAGCAGCAAACGCTATACTGAATGAAGTAGAAAAAGGTTTTGACACAGGCATGGTTGCTAATTTTGTAGCTAACCAATCTAAAAATTTACAAGGTATTTTTCAACTGGCAGGCGTGGCTTATCCAGAATCTTTTTCTGCGGACATTAAAGATCAAGCTGTTCTAAAGATTTTACAGAACGAAGCTATTATACCAATGATGAACGCGCAGGGTAAAGGATTTACAGATAAAGATTTAGAATATCAGCAGGACGTGCTACCTGGTTACACCCAGCCTTGGCAGTATAACGAAGCAGCGGCAACAATTAAGTTAAATAAAGCTGTAAATCAGATTGAAGAAAACACTTTTGCTAATCAACGTGCTAACTTATCTGAAGTGACTCCATTAGACCATACTACTTTATGGGATGATTATTTAACTAAAATCCCTAGAAGTAAAATAGCAGCAGCTAAAAGAAACGGTATTGATTACAAAAGAATGGAAGTCATACAGGACAGTGCTAATCTTTCACAATACTGGGTAAAAGATAAGCCTATAGGTTTTACCTTGTCGATCAAAGGCGAGAATAAAGATGTAACTTGGGCTGATATTAAAGATACTGCCGCAGCTAATAACAAGAACGTTAGAGAATTTTTAGCAGCTTATGAAAACCAAGGTTTAATTGTAAAAGGCGTTTACTAATGGCAATATTCGACACTTCTAACGTAATCTTTGAGTCAGGAGCTTCTAGCAATGGGATTGTTTTTGATACAGGTATTGAGTTCCCTAACGAAGTCATTGCAAGACTAGCTGGCGAAAAAAGAATAGAAGAGCTGCAAGGAGGAGCAACACCGCCTACATCTTTTCCAGAAGTTCCTGTTCTTTCTGATCAAGGCACTAATGTTACTCCACGCCCAGAGGAAAGTTTACTACAACAAGCAGGAGAAGAGCTACGCTATCGTACAGCGCCTGTTGTAAATCCTGTAATGGAAGTGGTAGACGCCATGGTAACGCCTATTTATAGTTTTGGTTATGACATGGCTGTACGGGTTCCTACTTACTTAGCTACTATGGGGACTAGAAACTTAGAAAACCTAGCGGAATCTTCTAACGTAAACATAGACATGGAGTGGGAAGGCGGCTACGACATAGGAGTTCCTGATTTATTCAGAAACAAGAGTTTTGTTAATGATGCTGAAACTGAACAATTCTTAGACAAAGGCGGTTTTTACGCCTCTCTTGGTCTTGGTATTACCAGTGCTGCTCGTGCTTCAATAAATATGTTAGGCACTGGTCTTGTCAACTACGGAAAAAGAGGAGTTGCGCTAAACCCTAAAACTGGTCAGCCTTTTGTAGGAGTAGAAGGAGCGCGGACAGGCATCACAAGGTCTCTAGCAGAGTCTTCGCTACCTACTGAAGCTAAAGTAGCGTTAGCTATGGCTGTGGCGGGAGAAGTAGCAACAGAAGCTACTGGCTCAGACAGTGCTCTTATAGCTTTGGCTGCTGAAATTGCTGGTGGTTTTGCAGCAGCGCGTAAACCAGCTACTTATTTAGAAATTGCTACTGGAATTATTAAGTTCGCAGACACAGGTGTTGAGGTAGGAGGTAAGAAAATAATAGACGCTTTTGATGCTATGTTTGGAGAAGACGCAGTAACTTTAGCTAGTCAACGAATTAGAGGAGAGAGTGTCAGCCCTTTAGAAGCTAAACTAGCTTTAGAAACTGCTGACGATGCTTCTATTTTATCTGTAGCTCAACAAACAAATGACTCAGGTATCCTCACTTTAGAAAGAGCGTTAGCTGCTGAGGACAGTGTTTTTGCAGGTTTTGTAGACGACCAAGTTGATCAAGCTCAGTACTCGTTAGCGAGAGAATTAGAAACTCTAATGAAGCCAGAAAGCAGTTCTTTAGATTGGACAGCACTAAAAGACTTCTTGCCTAAGATACAAGACGACTTGATAGCTCAAGTAGACGACAGAGTTATGATTGAGACAGAGAAGCTTACTAAGCTTTTAAAAGTTTACGATGGCGATGTCACTAAAATGTCCAAAGAGTTTGAGGAATCTTTTAATAAAATATACGCAGATGTTAAACAACAAGAAAACAACCTCTGGCAGCCTATAAACGACTCTGTAAAGATACCGACTAAACCTTTAGTAGACGCTGTTGAAACAATTGTCGCTAACTCCAGCTCACAAGCAGTGCTTCCTGCCGATGAGTTTGCTAACATTCTAGGAAAAGGTGTTGCACGTACAGGTAAAGGCTGGAAGACGTTTGAAGTTACTCCTGATAACAAGAAGCGGTTAGCTGAAGCAGGCGTAAAAGTTAAATGGCCTGACGCACCTCTACAAACTGTAGAAGCTCCTCTAGTCCTTAGAGATTTAAGAAGCAAGCTCAACTCTATGGCTAGAAGCGCAAACGCAGCGACAGACCCTACTTTTCAATATAACCAAAAAGCTCTAGGGGAAGCTCAGCAAGCTGCTTTAGACAATATAACACTAGGTATTGAAAGTGTTAATCCACAGCTTCGTAAGTACTATTTAGCGGCTACTGCTTTCTCTAAAAAAATACACGACACCTTCACTAGAGGAACTTTTGTACCCAAAGCTAAGAAGGCGGTTAAAGAGAAGAAGCTAGAGACAATGGTAGGCGGTCAAACAGCCAAGCAAACTGACATGGATATTGTTGCTAGGGAGATGGGAGAAGTCTTTAATTTAGCAACATCTGGCAGCAGCGCCGCCCAGTCTAACGCTTTAAAACAGGCTGAAGGCTTTCTTCTTGCTAAGTTCCAGGCTCAGGTAAACCCTAATAAACTAGAAGATTTCAAGGCGTTTGAAACTTCCCACTCGTCTTGGATAGAAAGATTCCCAGTAGTAGGTGAAGCTATTAAAGCAGCAAAGAAAAAGGCGAGGTCTCAAGGGAAAGTAGTACAGAACGCTGAAACAGCAGCGGAAGTGGCACGTTTGGACGACTTCTACGGAGTGGCTAACATGACTCCAGAGCAGGTTATGGATGTTATTCTTAGATCTTCAAGCCCTACACAAACTTCTGCCAGGTTCCGCAAGCTTTTAAGCACTGACAAAGAAGCTCTTGCTGTATTTAAAGAACAGGTTGCTAATCGTGTGGTTGCACAATCAATGAAAATTGTTGATTCGCAAGTAGCAGGTAAAGGCAACGTAGAGCTTATTGATCCTGTTAGTTTTGCAAAAATTCTAAAAGATTTTAAGCCGTTGACTGCCGTGTTTAACACTGCTGAACAGAAAGGTTTAGAGCTGTTGCTTAGAGATGTAAGCAGTATAAGTAAATCTCTATCTGCTAAAAGAGGATATACAAAAGTTGCACCCCCTAAAACAAGTGCTGGTCTAATACTAGCGGCTAAGTTAGCTGCTTTGAAAGGCGTTAACTTACTAGCCGGTTCTTCTTCTATTGTGTTGGCGGGCACAGCTTCTAACGCCGCAACTAAAGCAATACAAAACTTAGGAGTAGAAGCGTCTAGTAAAGTTCTAAAAGAAGCTTATAAGAACCCAGAGCTTATGAAAGTTCTCCTTAGTAAGGATATCACAAGGAACCAGCTACAACTTTTGCAGTCAGGTAGGTTTAAAACAGGACGTATTATTTATAACGCTTTAACAGAGAAGGTAACTCAGTAGTAATAAAAAAGCCCTATAGAGAGATTCTATAGGGCTTTTACACTTTTACGTACCAATAAATGCTAATTCACTACACTTTTTACACTATTTCACATGCTCCACCAACACACGCTAACTCTTGTGACCCTGTGGTGTTGTCTTCTTTCTCGAAGTTACCCAGGTCAATCCACTCAACACCTTGTGGCATAGCTGCTAATAGCTCTTCATACTTCTCAGCAGTGATGTCTTCATACGGAGCTTGCTGATACAGATGATCACTAAACGGCAACAAGCTGATACCGCTACAGATGTCAAAGTTATCCCAGATCCATTGTGCTACCTGTAGGAACTCATCATCGGTGTAGTATACAGTGATGCTTGGCTTATGTTCACACCAGTGGTTCTGATATGCTTTCCAAAGCTGTAGCTGTTCCATAGCTCCTACCTGGCTCACTGTAACGCTTGTCTCTGGAGCTTTAACAGGGAAGCTAAAGACAGAGGAAGCAGGACTCATTACATCTTGTTCAACAGGGAAGCCAGCTTCGGACATGAATATTGCCAATGGATCTTTCTTGTCTGAGCGTACACGGCGAATGTAATGCTTAGAGAAGCGAGGGTGAATGCCACTAGCGCTATCAACAAGCTGAGAAACAGTACCAGACGGCTTAACAGCAGTAATAGCAGTAGACTGATTAATGCCAAGGTTTGCAGCCCATGTCTTATTTGTTTCAACAGCAACATCTCTAATCTCCTCTAACCACCGCGCCAGGTCCGGCGAGTCACCTTTGCTCAACAGGTAGTGGTCCATGATCCCTGTCATGCTTACGCCTAGCAGCGCTTCTTCTTCTGTGTTCTTCTTCCAACAAGCCCGTAAGTATCTGAAGTCTGTCAGTGTAGCTTGTAGGCTCCCAATGATAGCAGCAATGTGTGCCTTCTTCTTCAGAGACTTGAGAGTGTCGTCTGAACGTACAACAATCTCTGACAGGTTGCAGAACTGGTTGCTGCGTAGGATGATCTCAGAGCATGGGTTAGTGCCAAACTCGTAGGTAGCGTCACGACGTCCGTTACGTGCTGCAATCTTCTGAGCTGCAACTCGACTAAAGATACCACGCTCGCCTGCTTTAGACTCATACATGTTAGCCATCTCTGCCAGGAACGACTCAAAGTCTGGCTTCTCAGTGTAGGCTACGCTGTTGTTAGCGAGTCTGCGCTGACCTTCTAATTCCCACCAGTTGCCATTCTTAGCTTTAGCCATGCGAGGATCTGACAGGTTAGACAGGCTGATAAGAGCTGACCTACGCACACCGCCTACAACAACAATGTCTGCAATCTTACAGCAGATGTCGTGACACTCAATGCTTGTTAACTTACGACCAGCAGCTTTCTGGAACACAGCCATGCAGAACTTAAACAAATCTTCCAAAGGTTCTGGACCTGAAGCCCTACCGCCAAAGGTTTTAAGACGTTCGCCAGCACCGCGTACCTTGTGTACGTCATACTTAGGTATCTTGCCAGCGTATAACATAGCAATTAGCTCACGGAACGCAGAAGCCCAACCAATCTTGCTGTCAGCTACAACAATAACGCTGTCTGTCTCGTGGAAAGTCTCAGCCACTACTGGTAGCTTGGTGATGTAGTTACGCTCTACGCTGAAGCCAACGCCTGTACCGCACATCAACACGTACATCAGCTCGTCAAAGCTACGTGGTGAGTCAATGTGTAAGTAGCTACAGTTGAAACCAGCTACGTTGTCTTTCTTTAGTGCTTCACCTGCTGTCATCATGCAGCGCATAGACGGCATAACTTCTAAGTCGTGAATAGACTTAAACAGCAACTTAGCTGTCTTGTCATCTACTTGACCACGATCAATCCAGAAGTCCACGTAACGCTGTACTGTCTCTGCCCATGTCTCACGACGACCTTCTGCTGGCATCCACCGCGCATATCTACTTTTGTGTATAAACTGTTGATACTGATCCATTATTGCATATCCTCTTGGTCAAATTCAAAGGCTTCATCAAAGCCATTCATTATATATCGGTGTATGTTGTCTTTTATAGCATCGCCGTATGGTTCGTCTGTATGCTTGTGCGCTCTGTTCCACCCTGCGTCTATACCTTCCTCAACCAGCCTCTCTATTAAGGGATACATTTTAACTTTCATCACTTAATCCTCTGGCTGTTTAGATACTCCATTACTTTGTAGGCTATTTCTGATGTTGATACATAAGCAACAGAGTCATCGTTTAAAAATGTTGTCGAGTAATGCCATGCTTGCATGGTATGGCTATAGTGAAACCCATATTTTAATCCACTATCATCACTCCAAGCAGGTACAAAATCAGGATCAAAGTTTAGACACGCTTGAATTATCAGGTTAGCCCTACGCTGCAATACACTGGCCTTTCTTGCTTGGGCTTCAGTTTCGTAGACGTTGTGATGCTTTTCTGCCACCCTGTTGCTGAGGTTTAGACTCCTTACATGACCACCTCCATCAACCATCCAGAAAGTGCCGCACACTGTAGGCTCCCAAACACCTTCGGGCTGTTGCTGCAAACGCTCAATCTCTGCGCCCAGTTCTTTGTATTTAGTTTCTAAGTCTTGTATGTTCATCACTTTGCTCCCTTAGCGCGGTTAAGAAACTCCGTTAACATGGCGTAACATTCACCGGCATCTGCTGCTAACTCGCCACGATAGGTAAGACCTTTTTCATTGATTACTAATACTACTTCGTCACCAAGGTTGAAATTAATAGTTGGAGCAACGGTCGCACAAGTAGTTTTAAAAATGTCATTAGATGCAACTGTAGATATTGTGTTGTCAAGATACATATTAACTTTCATCACGATAATCCTTCAGCTTTTCTTTTCTAAGCACTTTATTAACTGCGTTGTAGACTTCTTCCTTTTCTTTCTTCTTACCAAAGATAGCATCGTAGTTATCTTCATACTTCTTTTTGTCTGTGGGGCGGGTGGTTGAACCCTTGCCCCCGTGTGTCTGTCCACTACTCATCAGTCATCCTCCTGAGCCTTTACATTTTACACACAGCTCTGTACCTTTGTGTGGCGTTTCATCCTCTGGTTTAAAACCTTGTAGACCTGAACCTGAACAGCCAGCACAAGCTGTTTTTATGTCTCCGTTTTCGTCTAAAAAGCTCCAATCTGTAGCCATCAGTCAATCCTCCTCATTGTCAAACACTACTTCCCCTAACAGTCGGGCTAAGTACCACTGAGCCTTCTGTAAATCTTCTACTGGCTTACCTTTGTAGTCATAGCGCCAGAGGTACTTCATGCAGTTGCCCTTGAGATAGCCTTCAAAGGCTTCAGTGGACATAGCTGCTTGGATACCTTCAATACACTCTATTGATCCATTGTTGTAATGATTAGGGCTGTTCACTACGTCTTCATCATCATCAAAGATGTACGCCTCAAGCTCTTCCCGCGACATATCAACATAGACTTTCATCATTGCCTCATCTATTGTAGGCTCAATGGCCGGTGCTTGCTTGCGTAGTCTATCCCAGTCTTGTGGTGTTGCGTTATTAATGCTCATCTTTAAAATCCTCTTGAAATTCTGACAACCTGTCGTTTATCCTGTTGCTGAACTTAGCTACTATATCTTGAGAGGTTATGTCTAAGATCTCTAATAGCGTTATCTCGTCCAGCTGTTCCAGTTTTTCCAATATATCGTAGTATGTAGCTGCCATCCTAAGCTCCGTACTTCTCTCGCAAGTAGTTGATACTGACTGGTAACTCGTCACAACCACCGTTAGCGACTTCGTTTAGCATCCAGATACCTGCCCAGCTTCCGTTAGTCTGAGGTGACAAGTAGTCTTCGTCGTGTTGGTAGTAGATCCCAGAGAACAAGCCCAGCATGTTTGTGCCGTCAGCTTTACGTGCATAGGCTATGTCTCTATCCTGGACATGTCCCATAATACAACTCATGTATTTCTTCTGCAACATCAACTTAGCACTGCTTACTGGACGCCCCATGACACCGCTTGTGAAGAAGTGGCAGTAGGCAATCTCGTCAATGATGACAGGATCTAAAAAGTCATACACTTCCCAGCCCATCTCTTCCAGCTTAAAGTCTTCAAACTTCAGCAAGCCTTCTAGCTTTGGGTCGGACTCTACAGCGCGTGTTATACGGTTCTCGTGGTTGCCTAGGGTGAACACCATACGTGGACGCCACTGCTTGTGCTTGTTAACCTTCAAGCGCTTCTGCTCTTCTCTAATAGGCGCTAGGAACTCTTCCATGCCAGCGATACCTGCTTCAATGTCCTGCAAGTAGCGACGACCCTCGAAGCTCTTAGTGCCTACGTCATAGCTGCTTAGTGATGGCATATCCCAGTGGTCCCCGATGTGTATGATGACGTCTGGCTTCTTGTCTGCTGCGTACTGACCAGCCCAGCGTAGATGCTCTAAGGACTGACCAGGCTTTACTTGTGTGTCTGGTATTACTAGATGCTTAGTCATTAAAGTATTCCTTTAGCTGGTTCACTAGCGCTTTTCTGAATCCTAGTTCTAAAAAATCCTTCATGTTCTGGGTACATTTTCATAAAACGTCTAGCGTAAAACGGAGGATGGTTGTTTCCTATTTTAAACTCGCTAACTCCGTCACCTCCTATGTTTGCTATATCCCAACGTATACGCTCGAAAATAGCTTTAACGGAATAATTGGTATACCCTTTATCAACACGATCAAACGTGAACTCTACAAACTTGTCCCACACTTCTGGGTATTTTTTGTGGAAAGCTGTAGCTTGATCGGCCATTTCTTCAAGTCTTGTTCTCATTTCTTTCTCCGCTTACGTTCGTCTGCTGTCTTCTCAGCATGACATTTGTAACACAGCACCTGATAGCCTGACGCTTCTAGGAACATTCTGTCAATGTAGGTGTTCCAATCTACGAAGCCGACTTCTGGTTTAACAACCGGATCTATATGATCTACTGCTGCGTTGTTTCTTTTACGTTTACGTCCTTCTAGTGGTGGTAGTGTAGATACGCCTATCTTCTTACATCCAGCGCACTTGTACTTACCACGCTCTACCCACGACTTCTTCTTAACATCATGCTTGACTCCCCACTTACCATGAGCGCCGCGCAATGCTGAGATAATGAAGGAACGGAAACGCGCTTCTGTCCATCTTCCGTTATTCCTCACCTTTAAACTCCCATATCTCACCTTCGTGGCGTCTAAGCCAGAGCATCCTACCATTCTCTATTACTCTGTCTTCGTCGCCATCATACATCTCTACGCACTTGTTGTAGTAGTCCTGCTCAGTGACACAGTCCTCTAACAACTTAGCTGACTTCTTCTCGCCAATGCCGTAGAGGCCGACAATGTTATCAATGCGATCACCCATTAGTATCTGGCGGTAGAAGAACAACATGCCTTCCTCTGGCGTTACGTAGTATTTAGTTCGCTTTACGAAGTTGTAGTGCCAGCCAGGGATCTGATCGAAGTCCTTATCCAGGGAGACCATGATAGCTTTGTCGCCAATTGTAGTGGCTGCTATAGCTATGGCATCGTCTGCCTCTTCCCTGTCTGTCACTACTGCTGCCCATTGATCGATAAGGTGTTGTCTCAGTGCTTGGATGTGGACTGGCTTTGCCTTATCTTTTCGGTTGCCCTTGTAGGGAGCAGTTACTGCGTAGTCGTTGCGAAAGTTTCCTTTACCAGTGAGATACAGAACATACTCGGACTCTTCTTCATCGGCTCCAAGGTGGAATGCTAAAAGGTCGGTAATAAAGCCATCAATACCTCTGATGGCTGCTTTCTCAGACTCTTCGTTACAAGACCAGCCTAGACGATAGACCAAGATGTCTGCATCAATTAAGATCACAAAGCTTCTGCCATATCTACTTCAGGCGTGTACTGGATTAAGTCTGTGATCACTAGCTTCATCAGTGAAGGGCTACGACCTTTAGCACCTGACGGGCTGGTCCAGTCGTAGTGACCAATGACAGCTTTAGCCTTGGAGTTGTTGGCAATCAAGACGCCTTTGATCTCTTCACCGTCTGTGTCATATGCTCGGATTGGCTTGCTAGACTTGCAGGTAATGAACTCGCCTTGCTCTGCCTTGTTTCGTACATTGATGCCCATCTCTTCCAGGGCGTCTACAGCGTTGCTAGACAGGTTGGCTAGATTTACCTGGTACTTACCAGACAGTTTGTTCTCTTCTACCAGGTTTGCCCACATTACGTCTGCTTGAATTGTTACTGGTTTTGCTTGTTCCATGATATCACCTTTGATTGAAATGTTGCGTTTAAGTGCTGTTTTAGATCACAACTGATCTATGTATATTATACCACACAAACTTTAGAAAAGTCAATGTGTTTCTGCCCAATTGTTACCTATGTTGAACTCACCATCCAGAGGGCAGCGCAGATCGAAGTGCTCACCTGCTTTCTGAATAGCTTTTACTGCTACCTTGCCTACTGCCTTAGCGAAGTGCTCAGGCGTTTCCACTTGAAATTCATCATGTACGTTAGCCACAATCTTAAAAGGTATCCCGCGAGCTGTCAATGTCTCTGACAATATTATCAACGCTTGCTTCATTACTATAGCGCCTGCACCTTGCAGCAGTGTGTTGAGTGCTGCGTGTTGTGACCTGACTCTTAGTCGTCTGCCATCAAGACCCTGTAGAGTGCCTGAGAGAGCCAGTCTAGCCACTTTGTCACGTAGCTTAGCCAATGCTGGTGTGTTGCGTAGAAACGCCGCCATAAGCTGCTGTCCTTCCTTGTAGCCACCTTTAACAATCTCGCCTATCTTAGCTGGACCTGCACCGTACAGGAAAGCGTATATAAATGTCTTCGCCTGGTTGCGGTCCGTGAGTCCTGCTGCCTTCATGTTAGCAGTGTGTATGTCACCGCTTAGGATCTCGTTGGTGTACTTGGTGTCTCGCATGTAGTGTGCCAGCATACGTAGCTCTAAACCACTGGCATCTATACCTACTAGCTTGTAGCCGTGTGGCACAGTCCAGAAGGATCTACATTCTTTACCATACGGTGCTGACACTGACGGCACTTGAGCCATGTTAGGGCTGAGATGTGTCATTCTACCTGTCACAGCGCCATTAGTGATGACTCTACCGTGAACCCTGCCGTTCTTCTCAAAGGATAACCAGGAATCTATCTGTGCTGAGCGCTTCTGCAGCATAAGATACTCGTAAATAACCTTAGCTTCTGGAATGTCAATACCTTCAAGCACCTTTTCGTTAACAATTACAGAACCTTTCTCAGTTTTCTGAGAGAATATAACACCGGCTGTTGTCAATCGCTCTGCTATCTGCTTCCGTGACCCCACATTGAACTCTGTTACCTTGTCCTTCAGCTGCTTCCCCGTCTTCTCGGACCATCTCTCCTCCACTATCGGTGGAAATACCTTCTGCAGGTCTGTTGTTATCGTCCTCATCCTGTGAGTTATCTTCTGGTAGAGGGATGTTGCCCCACTGACGTCTAGTACGAAGCCATTTCTCTCCTGAACCGCCGTAATGATGGCGACCTTGTGCTCTAAATTTACGCATGTGTCGATGAAATCCTCTTGTTTAAGCACGTTAAGCAAGTGTGTATACAGTCTAGTGGTTAAAGCTACGTCCTGCTTGCAATAATCTATCATCTCATCGGATAGACCAGCATTGTAGTCTGAAAAGTCAAGCTTTAAATCACCAAATCTCTTGCCCCAGCTATCTAAACTGTGTCCACCTTCCAGAGAAGGGTTATACAACCTGCTGAGGACTAAAGTATCTATCAACTGACTGTCTGGTAGCTGTAATCCCCACACGTTTTCAAGCACTGGAGCGTCGAATCCTATAATATTGTGACCAATTACACCTGTTGCATCACGCAATACAGGTATTAGAGTGTCTGGAGAAGTGTGGACAAGCTGTTTGCCTGTCTTGACTTCCTCAGTTACTCCGCACCAGATCGTATCGTGGTCGGTGTTGGTCTCTAAATCTAGTGTAATCAACATAGTAGTGCCTTGCCGTATCTGGCTTGTTGCTGTGTCTGTCGTAAGGGTTAGCATGTCTTATCTGTGTCTTTCTTTCTTGGATGTCTAGCACCCAGTTACCTATCTTGCTCATTGTCATTCACCATTGGTTCAAAGTCTGACTCCGATTTTAAGTCTATCCTGTCTATCGTGTCAATATCTTCTGTAGTATGTGCGCAACAGCCGTTGCATAAATCCAGGAAAGACCCAGATACTGCAGACTTACGTGTCGCTTCAAAGTCTGATAGAGCTACGTTACAGGCTAAACATCTCACAAGGCTTCCTCCATAATTTCTGACATTCTACCGCTTTCCTGGTTATAGAGCAAGCCAGCAGCTCGTCCTGTAATACCTGCAAAGCGATTCTTCAGAATCCTTACGTGAGTTGTATTGCGTTCTATTGGGTCATCTGCCTGGCCGTTCCTCTCAAGCCCTATCACCATGTCAGACAGCTGCGCTATAGATGCTGAGCCTCTGAGCTGTGACAGTGAGCTAGCAGCGCCTTCCTCGTGACCTTTGCCGTCTGGTCTCTTCAAGTGGCTTACCATGAACAACGTGATGCCTGTCTCTTGAACTAGCATCCTGAGCTTGGTGCAGATCTCATCCAGTGCCTTACGTTCGTCGCCGTTGCTCTGAGCTGATACAACAATAGAGACATGGTCTAGGAACAAGAACTTGGTGTCCAGCGCTTTTGCCATGTAGCGACAGCGGGCAACAATGTTATCGATGCTGGTGCTTCCAAAGTGGTCAAACAAATACAAGCGGTTAGTGCCCATAGTTTTCTCGAAAGCATCCCAGCGTTCCTCTTCTGTAGTCTCTACTGTTGGTAGGTGTATAGGCTTGTTAGCTGCTAGTGACATAAGCGACAGAGCTGTCTTACGTGCGTTCTCTTCAAGGAACAACAAGCCGATGTTCTGCTCTGAGTGCTGCAGGATGTGCCACACTATCTCTCTTACAAACTGAGACTTACCCAGTCCAGAGCCTGCAGTGATTGTCACTAGCTCTGCCTCTCTGATACCAAAGGTCAGTTTATTGACACCTGCCCAGGGGTACATGACAGCAGCAGTCTCTACTGGCTTGTTAACTTCATCCCATAGACTAGCGCCATTGATGATACCATCTGGGACAAATCGCTCTGCAGCCCAGAAGGATGCAATATAGGCTCTGTCGTCGTCTTGGAGTAAGAAGTCGCAAGCGTCCTTGTACTGGCTTGGGTACTTCATCACCTTAGACTTACCGCCGAACAGCTCTGCCACCTCTCTGGCGGCTTTAATGCCTGGTTCGTCGCTGTCAAAGGAGATTACAATGGTGTCGAAGGTGTCTAGCCATTCGTAAGCGGCCTTACAGTCTCCTAGAGCGCCGCTAGCGCCATTCTTGATACTGACTACAGGGTACTTGCTCCCTTGCATCTGGTAGCTCGCTAGGGCGTCAAACTCGCCTTCTGTAATTGTAACAGTCTTGCCGCCTTTACTGAACAAGTGCTGGCCGAATAGTCCTGACTCTTTCCAGTTGCCCACCTGGTAAAATTGCTTGTCGTGCTGACGGATCTTGGATGCTATCGGCGTGTTCGCATCGTCTGGTGAATGATAGCTGAAATAGGTCTTATCTGGGTTGTGAATGACGCCATATTTCTTAGCAGTCGCCGTTGTAATACCTCTCTCAGGTATAGCGTTATAGCGTCCAGTAGTAAGTAGGTTCTCTATTGAGTCGAAGCTCTGCTTAGGGCGTGGCGTTTCCTCTATGTCTGGCATTGTAATAGCGCCGCTGTTATCGCCCTTCTGAAAGTCGCCGCAGCTAAAGCATTTCTTTGATCCGTTCTCGTTGGCAGCCGCTGCGTCTGACGAGCCGCAAGCATCACAGGGTAGGTGCGTCTGATTAAATGGCATTTTAAATTTCCTCTATGTCGTATACGTAACCGTAAGAAATGATAAGGAACGGCAATAGTAGAATAAGACCGTCCATCGGCATAGCCGTAGTCTCATCTGTTTTCGTGTTGTAAACCCAAACAGGTCTAGATTCTACAGCCTCCAGGTCAAACAGGCCAACGCCCATTCGGAACTCTATTGACAACAATCTCTCGAATATCCACCATCTCATTATTTTATACCTCTGTTAAATTTATCATACTCTCGCATCTCTTTAAGAAACTGATCAAGTGCTTCAGTATCCACCGCGTACAGTCTAGCAGCGTCTAATAAAGATAACAACCCGCCGCCAACATCATTGGCAGCTTTAAACAGAGCCATCGTGTACGGCGTCAATGCGCCGCTTGTCATATATTGTTGAAACATAATTATTCGCCTGCTTGACAGTGTTTTTAATGTGGATATAATGGATCTCTAGAGACCGCTAGTTATCTTTTAAAGCTCTTCAGAGGTTAACAACAAGTAGTAGAAGCTAAAACCCTAAAAGGCTCTAAAAGGTCTCTATAGAGACTCAAACAAGCCTACCAACATTCTGAGCTAGTTGGTCGCAGAGGTCCGCCAGCATCTCTTCATCGTTACCATCTGGAACAAAGTGCGGGTCATTCCTCAAGTACTTCAGATTAATCAAAAGATCATCAACAATCATAAAGAAGTCTTCTCTGCAGCTCTTATCGTGTTGCTGGTGTAGTTCGTCTATCTCTGTCATGTGCTCGTCTCCGTGTAGCCAACTATGGTCTCTGCTGTACATTGTGTTACCTCTCTCTATTGTTTGTTTGTCTATTATAGCGCAATTCGTAGCCACTTGTCAGACTCTCGCATGTGCCTGGTCTCCAGCCTGTTCTCTAGCTCCTCTCTGCGCTTTGCTAACGGTCCTATAATAGGCGGCCCGCTCGGTCTAACGTCTCGCTCTGTAAAGTCTTTCTTGTTACGTAGGCGGCTATGTAGTGTTGACGTGTTGATCTTTGTTATAATGTGAAGCGCTGGAATAGTGTAATAGGCGTTTGCAACCAGGCGCGGGTGATCTCCTATAAACTTAAAACTTTTATTCATGACCCACCCCACTGTTGCGCCATTGCGTCGGCTATGCCTTGATAGGTCTCGCTTCTGATCTTCCACCTGTCAGCGCTTGGTGGCAGCATATGTATTCGCTGCGCCTCTTTCTTCGGTAGTGTACGCCAGAGCGCCTCAAGATCATCAGTAGCGATTAATGGCGGCAAATTGTGAAGCCACAGGCCGGTTTTCTTACTCTCAGGATTACCGAACTGGTAAGGCTGGACGTATTGACTGGCCTTTATTGGCAACACCCCGACAGGGTTCTCCATTGCTACCTGTGGCGCGTTCTCTTTTGCATGGGCATATAATGCAAGTGTCCATTCAATTGCCTGTAAACGCTCCCCGTGGCGTTTCATCCCCAAAGCATAGTGGGCATTCCCTGAGACTGCGAGAGCGGTGCAAGGTGGGTGCATGATAATAAGATCCCAACCCAAACCGATAACCTCCCAACAATCGCCCCTGTAGTGGTGGGGGCTATCATCGTCTGATTCTAGCAGGTCGCAACTGTACGCCTCATGGTCGCGCCTTCTGAATGCTTCCCGAACCTTCCCGCTATACTCACAAGCTACTAAAACTCTCATGGTCTAAACTCCTAAAGCTAAAACAGTGAAGGCGAAGGCATACACCACCGCCGCGCCTATTAATGCGCTTACAATCAAACAAGCGCCGCCAATGATACTAGCAACCAGGCTCTGACGCTTGTCTTGCTTTTGCATTGCTATGAGTGCTGAATTGCCTTTGTAATTTCTCATTGTGCCACCTCCTTTGATAGATACCCTAATGCTTCCCGTGTATACCTGTCGCTATGCTCTGGGTGATCCTCTCTTATTTGTGCCTTCAAACCTCTGAGATGCGCGGCCAATGGCTTTAAATCCCCACGGTACGCCTCACAATAGACCTCGTTAAGCTGTGATAGCGTTTCCCTATAATCTTTATATGATATTTTAATAGTCATTAGGCCGCCTCATTAGTTAAGTTATCAACGAAACTTTGATCGACTACTTCAACACTATCAGCAACACCTTGCAGCCACTTGTTGACGTGTTTAGTAGTCGTGGCGCTGTACTTGGTGCGTGTCTTAACATAGCGACCACTGGGAAGCATGGCAGCCACGGGAGTCGAATAGCTGAATAATATGATCATGCCATTGGTTGTCAATTCGGTTTGGTTACTAGCTATCTGTTTAATTTTCATCTGTATTACCTTTGTGTGGTTTAGTTGTTTTAATAATAGACACTCCTATGCGAATGCCTACGATAAATCAACTACCTTCTTGAATTTCTTCTTGTATCATCTCCATAATGCACTCGAGCGCCTCTTGTTCTGACTCTATGCCGTAGACTGTGAAGCAGTGATAGTCTACCCACTCGCCGCCAACAGGTAGTTGCATGTTAAAAGTCGCTGACTCGTTCCACTCTGCGCGTATGTGCTGGCCTTCTAGTTCTAGTTCCCAATGTTTCATTGTGTGTCGCCTCTGTGTTTGATTTGCCCCTTGCGGGGCGTTGATTGGTCTATAGTGCTGCGCGGATAGCTGTAAGGATAGGCGCGGATCTATTGTTGGCACCACGTACCATGGAATCTAAGGCGCGGTAGTTGCCGTTGTTGGCGTGTATTATGGCCATTTTAACATTGCGCTGGTCGACCTTGCTTAGCTTGCTGATTAAGTTTTTCATAATATGTCGCCTTTGTGTTTGTCTGTTTGTTTGCTTGATGGGTTCATTATATAGAATGCAAGCAGGCGGTCAAGTATTTATATATACCGTAATAGCATAAGCATATAACCATTAGGACACACCAACAATCAACACTATATAAAGAGCGGGCGCGCGCGTATACCATAGCCAACACCAGGTGTCAATAACCTACAGTGATAATGATCCAGGTCTTCATAAGCTACAGTGATATAGGTGGGTCTGTATAGGTAGATGCTAGGTGGTCTGTATAGTACCAGCATAGACTCTCACTCTTCACTGTACAGCCTGTGGATAACCTGTGGATAACTCTATAGACTGTGCAGAGGCTGTGGATAACCTGTGGATAACTATAGAGGTGGGTGTGCTTTAGAGGCCGGGGGAGGGCTGGGGTGTGTGGAGATTGTTACTGTACCCACCTAGATACAAAAAAGGGTCAAATTAGAACAACAATAACAAGGTGGTAGACAGTCTATATAGTCCTTGTAAGCTATTGATTACTATAGAGAATAAGGGTGGGGCTGCGGAGTCTCTAGGGCTGCTGAGATCCGCTGATGAAGGGACAGGGATGTATGTAACAGACCTATGTAATTTATTTACTCTATATAGTAATCTTTGCTTGACTTTTGCTCTAAAATATGCTATAATAGACTCTATAGAGTTAAGTAAGAGACCTTTTAAAGACTTGATAGAGACCCTAAAAGAATAACTACTTTCAACTTCCAGTAGTTGTTCTCATAGAGACATTAAAAGATCTCTTGTTTAACTAAACAGAACTTTATAGACTATAGAGGCAATTCTGTGTCTGAGAACAAAAGAGTAGGTAGACCCTCAAAGAAGGATGTTTCATCTGTTAAGAAAGGTAACAGGAATTCTGTTGGTAGACCTAAAGGCGATGCTGCAACAATCAATGAGTACAAAGCGCGGATGCTTGCATCTCCTAAGAGTAGGAAGGTGTTAGACAGTATCCTCAATGCAGCTCTTGATGACGACCACAAGAACCAGGCAGCAGCTTGGAAGCTTTGTATGGATCGTTTGTTACCTGTTAGCTATTTCGAGAAGGATAAGGCGGGAGGAGGCAGAGGCGCTATCAACATATCTATTACTGGTGTTGGTGGTGAGACTACTGTTATCTCAGGCGGTGAAGACATAGAAGAAGGTAACTACTCAGATGTATGATATTAACCAAGACTTAGAC